GCTACAATGGCTCAGAGACACGCTCAGGAGCTTGCTAAGGCACAGCTAGAGGTTAACAAAGTAGAAGCAGCACACAAGTCCTTGTTTGTCTCTGGTTGGCGTCCTGCAGTAGGCTGGTGTTGTGTCTTGGGCATGACTGGTAATTTCATGGTTATTCCTTTTACCAACTTTGTACTAGCTCTGTTGGCTATTGAAGTCACTATACCACTGATTGACTTAGAGACTATGATGCCTGTACTGATGGGTATGCTGGGTCTTGGCGCTATGCGTTCTTATGAAAAAACCAAGGGCGTTTCGAGGGAAAAGTAAATGGTTAGACGACCTACAAGAGGAATGTTTACTGACGACAGGACATTAGTGTACCCTGTTGTTACTACTAGACCTACGGTTGGGACAACTGTTCAACTGCCTACGGCTCCAGTAGAAATAGTGCCAAGCCCTACACGCCCAAAAGAGCCTTATATAGACTCTGGACCCATCATAGCTAACCCCGGTGGGCAGCTTCCTGTACCTACAAAAACACCACCCAAGACTACAAAGGCACCGCCTAAGCCTGCGCCAGCGCCTACTAAGCAAGCCCCTATTATTAACACACCTGAGCCGCCAAAGACAACTAAGGGCATTTACCAGTCTCCCCCGATTATAGCTAATCCCGGAGGTATGCTTCCTATTCCTGCTCCTGCTCCGGCACCTGCTCCTGCTCCTGCTCCTGCTCCTGCTCCTGCTCCTGCTCCTGCTCCGGCACCTGCGCCTACTAAACAACAACCAGTTAGAACAACAGGTGGTATAAAGCCGCCTATGCCTACTCCTGCGCCAACAACACCAGAATTAATTTTACCGCCAGAAGTACAAAATCAACTACCCAGAGAGGAAATTTATCAGTCTCCTCCTATTATTGCGCAACCCGGTGGTATGCTTCCTATTCCTCCTTCTGCTCCTGCACCTGCACCACAACCTGCTCCTGTAGTAGTCCCAGAGCCAGAACCAGCGCCTGAACCTGTTGAAGTTGTAGAAGTTGTAGAAGAGCCTTCGATTGTAAAAAGCATTTTCCCTGAGTATTTCCCAGAGCCAGAACCTGAACCAACTAAGCAAGCCCCTATTATTGTTGGTACGCCTGAGCCAGTAAAAACAACAAAAGGTATTTATGAGTCTCCTCCTATTATTGCACAGCCGGGGCAAATACCACTAGCTCCTCCTCCTCGTCCTGTAATTGAAACAGTAGTAGAAGATGAGGTAAGACCTTCTGAAATAGTAACAGACGACGGAAGATTAATTGGAAGTAGAACACCAACGCCACGAGAACCTTATATAGATTCTGGTCCTATCATTGCACAACCGGGAACTACCTTACCTGTCCCTGAGCCAGCTCCAGTTCCAGTTCCGGCACCGGCACCTGCGCCAGTCCCTGTATTAACTCCAGAGCCGCCAGCACAAACTGTTGAACGACGAGAACCTTTTATAGACTCTGGACCTATTATTGCGCAGCCCGGCGGTATGTTACCTATTCCTTCTACTCCGCCTCCTCGTGTTGATGACGATAGAGTTGTAGAAGAAGGTGATGAAGTAAGAGCTACTGAAGACTTTGAAGCTATGGGTCAACAAGCAGGAACTCCAGCACCAGCCCCAGCACCAGCTGCTGTTGATCCTAGAGCGTTGTACTTACCCGATGCTAGGCCCCCGGTAGAAGCAGCGCCTGAAGGTATGTTTACGTTTATTGAGGGACGTGAACGTGTAAAAGGAGACGCTGATACATACCTGTACAATCAAATATCACAAAACTCTGAGCAGGTAAGCATAGACGATCTTCGCGCTTACTATAACGATCCTCAAAAGGTAAACAGACTACCTGAAGTGTTTGGTACCTTTGATAATTACCTTGCTTATATGCAGGAACGAGAAGAGTTAATTAGAGCCGGTGAGTATGACATTGGTAACTGGGGTGATTCTAGGGAAGGTCTAAGTCAAGAACAACTTATGATTCTTGAAGGCGAAGACTTGTTTATTGATCCTACAACAGGAGTTGATAAAACAACTGCCGAACAATATAAAAGATATGCACAACGTAGTGGCTATGAACGCTGGTTAAACTCAGACGCTAATAAAGCGTTAATGGAAAAGTACGGCGTAGATCCTGTTGTTTATAGTGGTTCAGGTGACAAGTTTGAGTGGAACGGTACAGCGTATGTAAAGACTCAAGATGTAAAAAACGAAGGTTTTGGTGATTACTTTAAAATGGCCGTTGGTGCGGCAATGGGTTACTACCTTGCTCCTGCTCTTAGTTCAGCAATAGGGGGTGCAACAGGAGCCACTACAGGTGCTGCAACAGGAGCCACTACAGGTGCTGCAGCAGGTGGAGTAACAGCAGGTGGTGTTGCTTCTGCTGCGGCAGGCCAAGCACTTTCTTCAGCAATTGTTCAAGGCATAACCACAGGGAAAGTGGACATGGGTTCACTAGGCACCGCTGCTCTTATGGGTGGTCTAGGTTACATTGGTGATACCATTGCTGCTGAAGGTTTAGCAAATGCAACAGCAGATACAATTCTTGCAGATGCAGGAGTTGCTCTTGACAATGCTATTTGGGATACTGCTGAAGCACTGGGCACAGATTATGACACTGTACTTAGAATTGGTAGTGGTATTGCGACTGGAGCATTAACTGGTCAAGATGTAGAAGATATTGCTTTAAACGCTGTTCAAACTTACACAACATCAGAGCTACAAAACTTAGTGCGTACAACCTACGCAGATTCAATGGGCAACATAGACGTAGACAACGTTTTCCGTGAAGGTGAGACATCTGTTCCTATTGCTGCTTTAAACCCTTTAATTGAAACAGCTGTAGGCGGTGCGTTTGGAGAAGACGTAGGGGCAGAAGAAATTGGTGAGGCTATTTTAGAAGGTCTTACTTATAGAGATCCAGATGCTGTAGATGAAGACATGACATTACGCTTTCTTGATCCCGGTCTTGACATTGACCCTAGCTTACTTAGTGAATTTGAAACACCAGAAGCACTTAGACAATTTGAAGACATTGTTAGAGCCGCAGGAAGAGAAACAGAAGACGTTGTTAGAGAAATTGTAAGTCCTCTAGGTGATATAGGTACTGCTATTGGTCAGCCCATTGGTGAAGCTTTGGCTTCTCTTGAAGATGCGATAAGAGAATTGATACCAGAAGTTGAGACACCGGAGTTACCAGAAGTTGATTTACCTAGTGTAGAAACACCAGACTTACCTAGTGTAGACTTACCAAGCATAGGAATGCCTCAGTTGGCTGGAGGAGGCGGGGGTATGTTTAGGAGAACAGCATTGCCTCAACTAAGCTACGCAACGCCAGAACTAATGCAAATACAGTTGCCACAACAAGCAGACTACACAGCACAATTAATGGCTTTACTTGCTAATAACGCAGCGGGAAGAAGAGCATGACATATTTAAATTTGGTAAACAACGTATTGCGAAGGATGCGAGAAGAAGAAGTAACTTCTGTTGCTTCCAGCACTTATGGAAAAATGGTAGGTGACTTTGTTAACGACGCAAAGCGTATGGTAGAGGACGCATGGGACTGGTCAGCACTACGGACTACCCTAACGATTACTACTACTGCTGACGTCTTTAATTACGTACTGACGGGTAGCCAGAATAGAATCAAGGCGCTTAACGTAATCAACGACACAGCTAACTTGTTCATGGAGTACAAGACAGCTACGTTCTTTGACGAGGCTTACTTAATCTCAGACCCACGCACAGGTGCTCCTACGTACTACACGTACAACGGTGTTGACAGCAGCGGTGACACACAGATTGACATTTACCCAACACCAGACAAAGCGTACACAATTCGTTTTAACTGTGTTAAGCGTGCTGCTGATTTGTCTGCTGATGACGACACAATGGACATTCCTGCAATGCCTGTAATTCACTTGGCTATTGCTTTGTTGGCTCGTGAACGTGGTGAAACAGGCGGTACGTCTGCTCCTGAATACTTTAGCATTGCTGATAAGTATTTGTCTGACGCTATTGCACTAGACGCTCAGAAGCACCCAGAAGAAGTAATCTTCTACACGCCGTGAGGTAGCTATGGCTCAACAATTACAAAGTATTAATCTTGTTGCTCCAGCCTTCAAAGGAATCAATACAGAAGATTCTCCGTTGGCTCAAGACCCTTCGTTTGCTGACGTTGCTGACAACGCAGTAATTGACAAGCGTGGTCGTATTGCGTCACGTAAGGGATACAGTGTTATTACAACAAACAAGACTGTTTTGGGCAGCGCCAAGATTAGAGCAATTAAAGAGTTTGAAGACAACGGTGGTAACACCAAGGTCTTCTCTGTAGGTAACAACAAGATCATTAGCGGTACAACTACGTTAGTTGACGAGACACCCG